CGCCAATGGCCGAAGCTGTCCGCTTACATCACACAGGCGGAAGGATCGCCCAGCGTCGCCCCCGAGTCCGACAAACGCCCCGCGCTTGTGGTAACGCCTGTTGCGGACGCATTCGAGGATTTAACACAGGAACCGGAGTTTTCAGACATGATATAACCCTTGACAGGGACAGTATCTAGTGATACATTAACCGTTGTTGGTTACATTATAAGGAGTTCAAACATGAAGGTGGTACTTAAAGGTGTAAGACTGGCGTTTCCCGACCTGTGGGAAGCGAAAAAGTTTGAAGGAAGCGACAACGCACGTTACGGCGCCACCTTCCTGGTGGAACCCGGCAGTGCGAACGACAAGGCGATCCGCGAAGCGATCAAAACCGAAGCGACGGCAGCGTACGCCGCCAAGGCACCCGCAATGCTAAAGACCTACGAAGGGAACAGTTCAAAGTTCTGTTACCTGGATGGGAACGCCAAGGACTACGACGGTTTCGCGGATATGATGTACCTGTCCGCGCACCGCGGCGAGAAGCAAGGTGCCCCGCTGGTGGTTGACCGTAACAAACAACCCCTGGAAGCTAACAGCGGCAAGCCGTACGCAGGCTGCTACGTGAATGGTTCAGTCGATATTTACGTGCAAGGCGGCAAGTTCCCCGGCATCCGCGCTTCCCTGCTCGCGGTTCAGTTCTTCAAGGACGGCGACGCATTCGCCGGCAGCCGTGCCAATCCTGACGACTTCGAAGATTTGAGCGAAGGCGCGGACGCCGACGAGTTCGGCACCGCGGATATGATCTAAACTAGAAATAAAAAACTTTGTCCGCCCTTCGGGGCGGACTTTTCGGAAGGGGTTCTGTGTGTTTCGGGGAAAGGTGGGCATCCTCCCCGCCCAGGGTACCCGGTGCAGAGGAAAGCAGAACCCCTCCCGAAGAGTGCGGGTATACCGATAAAACGGTAATCGATTGAGGGCTGGCAAGCGAAGAGTCCAGTTACCCGCATTCTTCACCCGAATTCTAGCGGTTTGCCGGATTTCCTACTGTTTCACTGCGGGGCTTACCTCCCGCATGATCGCCCCTTATCGCTATGCTGTCCCCTCCCGCGCGGTTATTGCAAGGGGCAGCGGTGCGCAAACCAGTCCGGCAGTAATTCATATACGGGCAATTTGGGGAATGGGTTTGTAGAACGTAAACGGTTACGCAAAACAGGAACTTATGTATACACTTCATTTAGGTAACTGCCTGCACGAACTCCGCAACATCCCCGAGAACAGTATTGATTCCGTAGTCTGCGACCCGCCCTATGAACTGGGCTTCATGGGCAAGTCCTGGGACGCATCAGGCATAGCCTATAGCGTTGCCATGTGGCAGGAAGTCTTGAGGGTACTGAAACCAGGCGGGCATCTCTTGGCCTTCTCTGGTAGCCGTACGTACCATCGCATGACGTGCGCGATTGAGGACGCGGGGTTCGAGGTTCGGGATCAAATCCTTTGGGTATACGGCTCAGGATTCCCGAAAAGTCTGGATGTTAGTAAGGCTATTGACAAGGCGGCGGGAGCGGAACGGGAAATAACAACCGCTAAACTCTTACCTAACGGGAAAGAACATCATTTTAATATAGGGTTCGGAGAGGGTGACGGTTTCAAGAGCGAGAAGGCCGGACGGTACAATACAGCCCCCGCAACCCCAGCCGCGAAACAATGGCAAGGATGGGGAACCGCACTCAAGCCCGCCCACGAGCCGATATGCGTAGCCCGTAAACCGCTGGCCGAGGGCTTGACAGTCGCGGCTAACGTACTGGAATTCGGTACCGGGGCGTTGAATATTGACGGGTGTCGGGTAGGAGTTGACGCGAACGACCCGAATAAACGCGGAGCGACAGGCGAGAACGGCGGAGCGGCTTCCATGTTCGGAGTTGGCAACTCGGCGAGGCCGGCAACGCTGTCAGAAGGCCGCTGGCCCGCGAACCTTATCCACGACGGGAGCGACGAGGTTCTGGCTTTGTTTCCTGAGACTAAGAGCGGGGTTTTTAGTAAACGTAAAACAGCGGGGATATGGTCCGGCGAAGAGGTAGAACAAGCCGTGGCGGGTTGCCAAGGTGGTGATACCGGAAGCGCAGCCCGTTTCTTCTATTGCGCCAAAACCAGCAAGAAAGACCGGAACGAAGGACTGGGCGGATTCACCCCCACCACCACCAGCGACGGGCGAGCCGTAGCCGCCGACAATGCGTACCAGCGGGGCAAGACCGAACGGCAGAATACACACCCCACAGTCAAGCCCACCGACCTTATGCGCTACCTTTGCCGGCTTGTCACACCTCCGGGCGGTACTGTTCTCGATCCGTTCATGGGTTCGGGTAGCACCGGCAAGGCGGCCGTGCTCGAGGGCTTCAAATTCGTAGGTATCGAGATGGACGAGTCGTACCACACCATCGCCAAGGCCCGCATAGAAGCGGCTTGCGTATCCCTGTTCGCGGACATGATATGAATAAAATATTCTTCGGTGACTGCATACAATCCCTTCAAGCACTACCCGAAAAGATCGTCCATACCTGCGTCACCAGCCCGCCCTATTTTGGCCTCCGTGATTATCAAGTAGATGGGCAAATAGGCCTCGAACAAACCCCGGACGAGTACGTGGCGAAGCTGGTAGGAGTATTCCGCGAAGTGCGGCGAGTGCTTCGGGATGACGGCACGCTATGGCTGAACCTTGGGGATAGTTACGCCGGAGGAGCCAGTAATAATCGAGGCGGGATGTCTGCCATCAAAAACGAAAAGAGCAGGAAGGATGCTGACGGAGCGGCGTTATTCGGCGCGTTCAAAAAGCGCCCTGTGGCAGGACTCAAACCCAAAGACCTAATCGGCATCCCTTGGCGCGTCGCCTTTGCGCTTCAGGCTGATGGCTGGTTTCTTCGCCAGGACATCATATGGGCGAAACCGAACCCTATGCCGGAATCAGTTACCGACCGCTGCACGAAATCGCATGAGTACATATTCCTGTTGAGCAAGAGCGAGCGGTACTACTTCGACCATGAAGCGATTAAGGAACCTACAGTAACCAGGGACACGTCTATCCGAAACCGTGACGAAACCCGGCTGAACAACACCCCAGGGCGTACGAAAATGGGCGGGCTTGTAAGTAATAATTACGAAACCCGCAACCGCCGCAGCGTATGGAACGTATCCACGAAGCCGTACAAGGGCGCCCACTTCGCCACATTCCCGCCGGACTTGATAACCCCTTGCGTACTTGCTGGCAGCCCGCCTGAAGGCACGGTATTGGATCCGTTCATGGGTTCCGGTACCACGGCAATGGTCGCACTTACCCACGGACGCCGGTACATCGGCTGCGAACTCAACCCGGCGTACGGCCCGCTTCAGGAAGAACGTATCTATAAACTTTTCGCGGACATGATATGAATAAAATATTCTTCGGTGACTGCATACAATCCCTTCAAGCCCTACCGGAAAAGATCGTCCATACCTGCGTCACCAGCCCGCCCTATTTTGGCTTAAGGGACTACGGCCACGAAGGACAGATAGGACTCGAACAAACCCCCGACGAGTACGTGACGAAGCTGGTAGAAGTATTCCGGCTGGTGCGGGAATTGCTGCATGACAGCGGCGTACTCTGGCTTAATTTAGGGGATAGTTACAACGCCGCGGGTAGAGAGGGGCACGGCACCCGCCAGGGGGTCAAACAAGGGACGAACCGCGCCAGTGCCAACGGTAGCGACAATACGCGCCCCACCGTGGCAGGACTCAAACCCAAAGACCTAATCGGAATCCCCTGGCGCGTAGCCTTTGCGCTACAGGCCGACGGATGGTATCTCCGGCAAGACATTATTTGGCACAAGCCTAACCCCATGCCGGAATCAGTTACCGACCGCTGCACGAAATCGCATGAGTACATATTCCTGTTGAGCAAGAGCGAACGGTATTACTTCGACCACGAAGCGATTAAGGAACCGGCTGTAACGAATGACACGCGAAGGCCATACGGGGCAAGGGGTGCGAACGAGTTGGACCCGAGAGGAAAGCAGGGTAACGGAGAAGAACGCGATACCGCCGACGGTATGCGTAACCGCCGCAGCGTATGGAACGTATCCACGAAGCCGTACAAGGGCGCCCACTTCGCCACGTTCCCGCCGGACTTGATAACCCCTTGCGTACTTGCTGGCAGCCCGCCTGAAGGCACGGTATTGGATCCGTTCATGGGTTCCGGTACCACCGCAATGGTAGCCCTTACCCACGGACGCCGGTACATCGGCTGCGAACTCAACCCGGCGTACGGCCCGCTTCAGGAAGAACGTATCTATAAACTTTTCGCGGACATGATCTGATGCTGTGGCTCGATTTCGAAACGTACAGCGAAACCCCGATCAAGCACGGAACGTATCGGTACGCTTCCACCTGCGAGGCAATGATCGCCACCTGGGCGGTGGACGACGGCCCGGTGAACCACGTCGATTTCACCGATCCGAACTACGGATGGGCGGACCTATACGAACAGATCGAAGACCCCGACCAGCTAATAACCGCACACAATGCGATGTTCGATCGCAACGTACTGAAGTACGCGCTTGGGATCGACATACCGGTCGAAAGGTGGCGCTGCACAATGGTACAAGCCCTTGCCCACTCCCTACCCGGAAGCCTCGACGCGCTGTGCGATATTTTCAAGGTAGGAGCCGATGCCGCGAAGCACAAAGAGGGCAAGGCACTCATCCAGTTATTCTGCAAACCCCGACCAAAAACTTCAAAGATAAGGAGAGCAACCCGTGAAACGCACCCCGAAGAATGGCAGCGGTTCATTGAATACGCAAGAGCCGATATTTCCGCGATGCGTGAAATTGGAAATAAGATACCCCGATGGAACTATTCAGGGGATGAACTTAGCTTATGGCACCTCGATCAGCGTATCAACGATCGGGGGTTCCTCGTTGATACAAACCTCGCCCGAGCGGCAATCGAAGCGGTTGACCGCGAGCAAA